TTTCTATGTACACTCCTATACTTTATCCAGTCCGTTAACTGCTGATGAGCTTGCTCTTTTGAAGGCGAGCAGTTCGTCACCAGAGCCGGCATCTTTAAGGCTTTACTTTCGCGACGTAAGTCGTATTAGTCCTGCCTTTAGAGATACTCGCTTCGGAGTTGGCATTCCGACTGAGCTCCCCAATTTGGGGACAATCGGAAGCCTTCTCTTTCAGACCATTTTCGGCTGAAAGTTTATCCAGGCTGCTGTTGCAGTCTTCAGTCAACGAAAGGTTGGCCCCTATGTCACAGTCTTACTCTATTGACCATCTGGTCACCAGTGTCGAAGATGTTAGCGTTGAAGTCGCCGCCAAGTCAGAGTTGTCTTTTTCCAATTCTGGAATCGACAATTCTGGGCTGCCGTTTGCAACGTACAGTCTCGCCTCTGGTGATAACGCATTTCCTGCTACCGTGACCTTTAAGTCCGGCATTCAACCGCGTAAGAACGCGGGCAGTGTGCGTTACATCGCTGTCCAGTTTAATACTTGGGCAACGAAGACAGATTCCGTCAGTGGTGTCGATACCAAATCGCCTTTACAGGCGCAGGTGTCTTTCACCCTCCCGACGGACATGACCATTGAAACCGCCGACATGGACGACTTGGTAGGAAACTTGTTTAGTTTCCTCTATCCGTCCGTGACGACCAAGGTTAGGTCAACTGCGTGGCTCAGTAAGCTCCTCTACGGAGGCGTGACAGTCGCGTAGTATGCACGAGGTGCTGGTCAGCACCTCGTCCGGGCCTCGTCGATTCCAAATCGACGAGTCTTATCTTACACCATTGGGTGTTAGTCCCGAAAACGCGTCCAACTCATTGTTGTTCGTCTCATCGTGGTTAGCACTCCTAGCAGACAGCCCACTCACCTCTAGCCGGAAGCCTCCTAGCCTTTTCAGGCACTTCCTTCGTGACCTTTGTCACGAGGGACTTAAGGCTACAGTTTTGAGGTTCACCAGACTTTCCCATGAATTCGTGTCTTCACACGGTATAATGGGATCACTCTCCTCAACAGGAGAGTGGTGTGACGACTTTAGGAACACACCTGTGTTCTTTGAGTACAATCACTACTACAAGACTGGTGATGTCGGAGTATTGCGCTACATCTATGAATTCCTCAACTTCGGTAAGAAGTTAGAGTATTCTGATGAAACGTTCTACGAAGTCGCCTTTCGCGACTGGACCGACATAGAAATAAAGCTGGCGGAGATAAATCGTCCTCGCAGTGATATACTGTCTATGAAGACAATCCTGCGAACGATACTCCCTACTTTTACCATTGAGGATTACCGACCAAAATTAGGGCCGGGTTCCGTGGCGGAGAAGGGTTTGAGTAGTCGTATTCCCAAGCTTCAACGCCTGAGATACGATGCTCTTATCGACCGTTTCCTTTTTCACGGTCATATCGGAAGGTATGGCATGGGAGAGGATCAAGGGCTCACTCCGGAGAAGGTCATCCCTGACCCTTCGCAGTGGACCCCTGCTAGAAGCGAGGTTCGTATCCCATCAGAGCAGCGATTTGTTCCAAAGAACTTAAAGGTTGCTCGATCCATAGGTATGGAGCCCAACGACCTTATGTATCATCAACAAGGCGTGGGCAGGGAAATGAACCGTTTGATACAGTCTAGTTGTCTCGGCAAGTTCATACGCCTTGACGACCAGTCTATCAATCGTCGTCTCGCTGAAGAAGGTTCTTATACCTTCGCCATCGATACGATTGATTTGAGCGCTGCAAGTGACAGTGTTGGCTTCGACTTAGTTAGGGAAATTTTTCCACCTAGCTGGTTGATTCCGATGATTGTTACAAGGTCTCGAAGCATGAACACTGTCGGTGGCCTTCGCCACCTAAACAAGTTCGCGCCTATGGGGTCTGCATTATGCTTTCCTACCCAGTGTATAGTTTTCACTGCGGTATGCATATATGCGGCGTGTATCTACGCTTATGGTAAATCTGGCGCCGAATGCAGCTTTGATATGTGGTTGACACCATCTAAGGTGAAAGACGCCGTCGACTTGTTCGGCGCGTTCAACCACAGGAGTGAGCGGCTCCTTAAACCGCTTGCTGTATACGGTGACGACATATGTGTAGACAGCAGACTTACACATATTCTCATGTCCATCTTAGATCGTTTAGGTTTTTCTGTCAACCGGGACAAGTCATTCACCGGTTCTCAGAGCTTCCGAGAATCTTGCGGAGGCTATTACCTGAACGGAACCGACATCACGCCCCTATACTATCGTATTAAGGGAGTTAAGAAGAGGCTTACTGCCTCTCATGTCGCATCTCACGTGGATCTCATCAATAAGGCGAGAGCTAGAGGTAGATACAATTTGTATCGATTCTTACATAGCTCTCTGATGAGTTGGGAACCTGGGCCTAAAACTCAGATTCCATACACTGAAAACCCCGATTCCTTCGGGATTATCTGTAATAAAGCAGATAATTCACACCTCCAACGCAGACTCAATGTCGCTTGGCAAAGGTATGAGTTTCAATGTATTACGATTTCGTATACTCGTATTGACAGACCAGGCTCCTTGCTCTGGCTTATCGATAAATATGAGTATACGAGATGGTGGACCTCTCGTAACGATTCCGTTGAAACGGCGAAAGCCGTACGTCGTTACGATACCCGACTAGCGGGTCTCCGTTGGAGATGGATACCAGCGGAGAACTAGTATAAGGTTGAGGAGCGTCAGCAATGACGTTGTGCAGATGCACAGGCGACATTTT